AATCATAGGCATACATGCCAGCAACATCACCAAGTTGACCCGTTAAAGCCGCAGGTGGATCAGTTTGTGCTCGTGCATATAATTCATTGAAATTATCGTTACATTTGATAAACGATGTGCGTATAGGATTACCTTGCCCATCATTGGGTGCAGCACCTACATTTATAATCTGTTGAGTCATAGATAGTCGTCCTCTGGTAGTATTTACCAGATTTTCTAGACTATTCTATTTGGATTTTAGGTAGGGCTAAAACTGCTTCCGCAACCGCAGGTTGTGACTGCTGTGGGATTTTTGATGGTAAAACTACTGCCATATTGGTCTTCTTTGTAGTCTACTTCGGCACCTTGCAAGTAGCCACCTGACATGGAATCAACCAGGACTCGTACACCGCTAATTTCTAAATCCCAATCATCTTCGTTTTGTTCTTCATCTAGAGTAAAGCCATACTGCATGCCCGAGCACCCTCCGCCCTGCACAAATACACGCAGTTTAAGATTGGGGTTGTTTTCTTCTGACAGAATGTCTTGTATTTTTGCTACTGCTTGTTCAGTTACTGTTATCATATAGTTCCTTCTAGTTTTTGAATCATTTTATCGGCAAACTTATCGTGTGATTTGGAGCCTGGGTGCGATAAATCACGAGCAGAGTGATCGTGCTCAAAGTCTTTATCTACAGTCAGACTAATTAGTGGAATACCGTATTGATTGCATAGTGCTGTTATGGCCAATAAATTTTTTCTAAAATTCAGCTCAATGTTTGCATCGTTTGTTATCCATTGTTTGTAAATCAAATGGTCTGGACGTCCTGGAGAAAAATTACCAAAATCACCATTGCTATCAATAACTTCTAATCTGTATCTGGGTGGACAGGCTAGAAAAACAAATCTAGGTGTTAAAACTGGTAGCCAGTATTCTAATAGTCTGAACACAGTATCCATGCTGCATCCACCAACGCCTAAATTCCATATAGGAAAGTTTAGTTTCCTACTTAAAATTTCAGGCCAGGTGTCTTTTTGCAATACCCCAATACCTTGTGTAAAACTACATCCAATTGCTAGCCCTGCTGATAATTTTGTGTCAAACTCGCTGGTTCTAAATCCTTGTTGGTTAAACTTGTATATAATTTTAGTTTCTAACCAACCTAAATTAGCAAGTTGATTACGTTTGTGTTCATCTAATAAGTTGCTATTAAATTCTTGTTCGCTGTCACTTGTGTTCCACAATTTTGTAGTATTAGCAAATTGAGTGTTTAGATGTTTGGGCCATTCGCTAGATGGAGGAATCATAATCTTTCGTTACAAACTGTCCAGTTAATAATTTTCCAAATATTGTCAAGATACTTTTCCTTGTCCCATTGATAATCTAGAGCCCAAGCATGTTCCCACCAGTCCACTAAAACACAGATATCTGTTCTAACCTGATGGTTTGGGATAGTTTTAATCGTGCCCTGTGTGCTGAGATATACCCAGCCCGATCCCTGGACAGCCATGGCCACTTTTTTAAATTCTGCCTTAAAGTCTTCATATGTTTTAAAGTTGCTTTCAATTAGTTCTAGTACAGCACCTCGGGGACGATTAGCACCCTTGGGTGGTTGCAATTGTGGAAAGAATTTGTTATGTAAAAATGATCCGGCACGGTTAAAATTGGCATTGCCTTCACCGGCATTGTAGCGTTTGGCATAGCCCTTGGCCAAGTGCTCATAGTGATATTCTATAGTCTCTTTGCTCATTACCGGATCCAAAGCCTTTTCACCATAGGGCAAAGGTGTGGTTTCCAGCTTGGCTGGTCTGGTACTGGCTTCAATTAGGTTGATTTCGTTACGCATAATATTACTTATCTACGTCGTGTAATACGCCCGCGAGTGAGATCGTATGGGCTAAACTCTAGTTCCACTATATCTCCAGCCAAGACTTTGATATTGTTCATACGCATACGTCCATTTAGATTGGCCAACACAGGCTTTTCAAAATTTTCAATTCGTACACGATAACTGGTGTTAGGCAAAACTTCTTCGATTACACCTTCCATTTTTATAACTTCTTCTTTGGCCAAAATTAGTAAATATCTCCTTTATATACTCAGTTTATTTATGTTGCCAGCAGTACAAATTACAACCTTTTTTTAGGATTAGAAGTTTGAAAATCGTAAGGTTTGCCGGCCAACAACTGAGACTCGATGTGTTTGATCCAAGCGTCGGTTTCTGGATCAATTGTGATATCCGGAAATATTTTTTTAACCACAGCAAGATGCGTTGATGGCAACGGATGATCATCTATTCCGTTTTTTTCAGCCATCTTCTTTTCAATTCGTTTGTTTTCTAATTCAAGTTGTACTAAAAATTCATCGATTTCTTTTTGTATAAAGCTGTCAGTAATTTTGTAATCTCCAGCCAAGATTTCCTGCAGACTGGGCCAGCTTTCTCCAGCAAGTCGTTCATAAAGCAGTGTCTGGCGTTTTTCTAAATCATTGTTATGACAAACACGATGAGGATAACGATCTCGATTTAACTTAAAATCAACTTTTTCTATTTCATTATAGGTGCTTCTGTAGAGATTGACCACTTCCGAGTCATGGTCCCAACGATTCCAACGCATGGATCTAAAATTGACGTTTTTGCTTTTGAGATACTGATGTAGAATATAAGCGGATGCATAGGTAAAGATTTCTTGCCCAGTAGGACAGTTGTAGGGATTGTGACCAAACGTGTCCGGAAAGGCATTGTGTATGTGCGACCAGTGTCCAAATTGGTAACAGTCATAACGACTCAGTGCTGACCAAAGTATCAATACCGTATCAGTCTCGGTAAATTGATTGCGTTGATCGCATTCAATTACACTGTTAAAAATAAATTGATTGCCGGCACCCTGGGTTCCCCAATTTTCGTAGTGTTGCCACTGTTTTCCCAAAATATCTGCCCAGGTTGGGTAGTGATATTTTGTCAGACTGCAACCAAATGTAAAAAGTCTTCCCGGAATCATCTGCGCATTTTGCTAATGTCTTGGGCTTCTTCGTCTGAAAATACCGGCACAGCATTTGACTTGTGCATGGTGCCAATGCCTTTGATCTTGGTGCCAGTGTATTCTTGATCATGCACTTTTACACAAGGAACCCAACCGGTGTCACGGCTGGCAATGTAGGGTGTTTCACGTCCAGGTGGTGTCCGGGGCATAACGTCGGCCAGCGTTTTCTTGGGTGCATTGTAAGGACCTGTACTAAAGCGTGGTGTCAATCTTTCAAATTCGATCAACTTGCGATCCCATTCAGCTCGTCGTTGTTCGGCTAATTTTTTAGCTTGGGAACTGGCCCAGCGACGCGGACCTTTCTTTTTACCGGTGGTACTAAGCCACGGCCCTTCAAGATGCATGGTCATATCAGTCCTCGATCAAGTCAATGCCAAAAAAAGATTCAGGATGACGAAGCCCATAGACGGAAAATCTAAGGGCTTCGGCAATTGTGTCAAAGTATTTTCTGTGGCGGCTAGAGCCTGTACAATAATAGGAAACTCTATATTTTTTCATACTACTATTATAACAAATAACGAGTTTTTGGTCAACCTATTTGAACAAGATCATGGCCATGATAGTAGCCTGGATTATAAAGCCCAACCCAATGGTAACAATGTTTAGCATGTCTTTTTGAACTACAGCACGGGCAAACAGCAAACTCAACCCTGCCCACATAAACAGCACAATATCCAAGTTAGGAACGTTGTCGCTGAGCCCTGTAAGTAAAGCAAACAGGGTGGGTATTGTGGCCGAGTGAATGATGACTACTGCCAACCATCCTAAGGTTTCAGCACTTACCTTGGGCAAGTGTTGTTCTAACCAGGTCCTTAACGAATTTAAAAAAGCTTCTAATTTGATTATCATATTTTATCCGCATAAAAAATGTGTCTCCCAACTTTGGCCACTTGAGGTTTACCCCATTGTGGTTTGACGTAATCTGCATGAAAATACAATGCAGTTTTCAAGCTGGGCAGTCGGAAACCTTCCAGCAAGACCTTTTTGGCCACATCTTCTGCTTCTTTCCATTGAGCAGGATAAATGGGCTTGATTCGGCTGGCACCATCACAGTTCCAGCTGAATTGACAAATTACCTTGTCGTACACCACATTCTTTTGATAAACAACTCCGCAAATATCCGATGCAAA